TTCTTGTTGATTAGCATAAGCTATTACATCATCACAAAACTTTGGTGTAAGTGCTGCAGGGAAATGCCAGTAATAATTAGATATATTCATAAGTTATTGTTTGCACAAAGTTTAATGAATCTTTTTGATTGTTAGTTAGATAATACATATTAGTTGATGGAAACATTATGAACATATTATTTTTAAGTTCTATGTCCCAACTTCTTCCTTTACGTCTATTATCTTCATAGTGTATTCGAACAAAACAATCTTTAACTTTAACACCATAAAGCATAGTAAAGTCTGGAGAGTTTCGTAGATCCACCGGATCAATATTTAATAAAGGAATTGTTGTTTCCGCAGGTTTATAGATATTTCCCCACGTTGATTTGTTAACTAAATTAATACCATAATCAAGACCAATAAAGTCTCTCATATATGTATTTAACATATCCCAAGTTCTTGAGAATGGAAATTCTTTAGTGTTGAAAGTTGATTGTAAAATATCGTTGGTAAGTTTTTCTTGGTCTATTTCAAAACCTTTCGGCATATCAATATCACCGTAGAATAAACTCTGTTCACTTAATACTTGTCTCTGCATACCACCACCATTTTTAATTTATGCTTTGCTGTCTGTCAAGTCCCAAGTTGTATTAGCTTCATTCCAGACGTAATGCCATCCGTGAGTATTAGCTGTATTTTGTGATTCTTGTTCTTCTGTTAATGCTGGAGCATCACCGATTGGTGATTTCCAAGAAGCTGATGCATTATGTTTTACCCAAGAAGCGTGAGGTTTTTTAGGCCAGAAGATTTGATCATCTTCGTCCCAAGTATAACCTATACCTGCGTAATTTCCTCTTAATGGTGTACCACCATTATTGTGTGTGCCACCAGATGTATTGTAAGATGTTTGAATCCACATTTGTGCAGGCCAATTATTATGTGTCTCTAAATATTGTTGTCCTACTGTTTCATCTTCAACGCCGTCAGCGTTCAGCATATCGCCATTATTCAAAGTGAGTACTTGAATGACTTTACTGTTAGATCCTAGTTTTGCAAAATGTGCCATAATGTTTCTCCTTATATATTAATTTTAAATGTTAGTAAATACATATTAATTTTGAAATTTGTATCTAATAATAACGATTCCTGATCCGCCTGCTTTTCCAGTTCCATTACCACCACCACCTCCACCACCAGTATTAGTGGTACCTGCTGTAGCACCATCAGAACCACCTCCTTCTATTCCTGAACGTCCTCCACCTCCTGCTCCAGCTTGTCCTGCACAAGTATTATAATAATAAGCACCACCACCACCACCTGCAAATGTTGTAGGAGTTCCATTAATAGAAGTTGTTGCACCTGTACCACCATTACCACCAGTATTAGAAGTTGGACTTCCACCTACAGCGTTTGTTCCTGCAACAGTTGCTCCACCACCACCGCCGCCACCAAAATTACCACCAGATTGATATCCAGTTCCACCAGGAGTTCCTTGAGCTGGACTTGTAGGAGGAGTATTTCCAGCACCACTAGGTTGAGCATTAACAGGTGTTCCTGGACCGTGTCCTCCACCACCTCCAGATCCACCAGCAATTCCAGGCCCATTATTAGTACTTGCTCCACCACCTGTTCCACCACCATTTGATGTTATTGTTGAAAAAATTGATGAACTTCCATTAGCATTACTAGGTCTTCCAGCACCACCGCCACCCACTGTAATTGGATAACCTGTAGTTGTAACTGGTAAAGCTGAAACACAAGCTCCTAAAGGAGAAGCTGCATAACAACCAGAAGCAGCACCTGAAGATTCTCTATATCCTCCTGCACCTCCTCCACCAAAACTTCCACCTGCTCCACCGGCTACTACTAAATAATCTACTGAAGTTGAACCTGCTGGATTACCTACCGCTGAAACACAAAATGTTCCCGGTCCTGTAAATGTATGAACTTTATAATCTCCACAACAAGTAATTGTTCCACCTGTTGCTGTAACATATGTAGGTTGTAATTCTATATCATTTAAATTAGATGTATCTGTTGCTTTCCAACCTTGTGTTCCATCTACATATACTAAAGTTACTGCTGAATTTTCAATTGAAATAATTTGATCTGCCGCCGCTCCATTAATGTTAGAACCATTTCTGCCAATTGTAATATTGTTTGTATCTGCTGTTCCTGCATAATCTGAAACTGCAACTACTGCACCTGCTGCAGGCGATGCTGGTAGAGTTACTGTGATTGCTCCACTAGTTGTATTTACGAAATATCCTACGCCAGCTACTCCTGTAAAAGAAGCAGTCTTGACTGTTGTATCCCAAGAAGCTGCACCCGTAGCACCAAATCCTGCCGCCGTACCGTTGTTTGTAATTGTTGCACCACTAGGAATTGTTATAGTGTCACCACTATCTCCTAACTGGACTGTACCACAATTTGTTCTTGGACTAATTTTATTTACTTTTACTTCACTCATAATTTACCTATTGAAATTTGTACCTTATTACTACTATACCTGATCCACCTGATCCACCCTGAAAAGGAGCTGATCCTGGTGATCGGCCACCAATTGCTCCACCACCACCGCCAGTGTTAGCAGTACCATTTCCACCTGGGGATGCTCCTGGATTACCATCTCCACCACCTCCTGATCCACCTGAACCTTGTGCAGGTGCTGGACTACTAGGTCCACAAAAAGAACCTCCACCACCACCACCAGCTAATGTTACTGGTGATCCTGTAATTGAATTTGCAGTTCCTGCTCCTCCATTTCCTGCGTCAGCACCAGGTGCTCCAGAACCATTAGTACCAGCACCGCCAGCACCGCCACCACCGCCGCCGCCTCCACCAGTAGGACTTAAAACACCATTACCACCGGGATTACCTTGAGGAGGACTAACAGGAGGTGTATTTCCTGCTCCTCCAGATATATTATATGCTCCAGCTCCACCGCCAGAACCACCTGCATCTGCTGGATCTTGAACGTTTGTAGGAGTTCCACCTCCTCCTCCCGCAGAAATAATAGTTGAAAAAATTGAATTTGAACCAGGATTAATATCACTAGCAGAACCTTGATCAGGTGTTTCAACTCCTGCTCCACCTGCACCTACTGTAATTGGAAATGCTGTTGCCGTAACCGGAAAAGCTCCTGCATTACAAGATGGACTTGGAAAAGTTGTTCTATGTCCGCCTGCTCCACCACCACCAGAGTAATAAGCTGTTCCTCCATTTCCACCACCTGCAACAACTCTATAATCTACGTTAGTTGGTCCACCACCTGGATTGGTTGGTGCATTTCCTAATTGTGTAACTGTAAAAGTTCCTGGACCCGTAAATGTATGAACTTTAAAATCACCAGTGGTTGTAATTGTTCCACCAGTTGCTGCAATAAAAAGAGGTGGTGGATCTAAATCTCCAGATTTTGCTTGTTCTACTGGTAGCCAACCTCTTGTTGCATCTGCATAAACTAAAGTAACTGCTTGTCCTTCTGTTTCTATTGTAAAATTATTTGCTAGTCCTTCAATATTAGATCCATTTCTATTTAATGTAACTTTATTTGTATCAAATGTATATGCATAATCTTTAATAGCTACAATACTTCCCGAACTAGGTGATGCAGGAAGAGTTACTGTTATTTCACCACTTGTAGTATTTACAAAATACCCTTCACCATTTACTGCTGTAAAATCTCCTGTCTTAATCGATGTCTGCCAATTAACAGATCCTTCTCTACCAAAACCTGATTGAGTTGCACCTGATGCTAAAGCAACGGTACCACCACATCTACCAATGGTAACTGCAGATCCATCTACAACAATGGGATTACTTGCTCCTGATCCGATTGTAGTAGTTGTCCCACATTTTTTGATGATGTTTGAATCATCTGAAACTTTATTTATATTATCTACTTTAATTTTACTTGTCATAATTATTGAAATTTGTACCTTATTATTACTATACCAGAGCCGCCATTTTTTCCTCCATTGTCTTGAGTTGTAGGACTACAAGATGCACCTGGAGCACCTCCACCACCTCCTGTGTTTGCAGTTCCAGCAGTACCTTGTCTGGCCGGACCCGAAGTTCCAACTCCACCAGCACCTCCACCACCTAAACCACCTGGTCCTCCAGGAGCTGGAGCTGGATTTGGTATGTAAACTCCACCACCACCTCCACCAGCAAAATATTGAAAACAACCAGATGGTTGACCAGAAGTTCCAAAAAGAGTTGGTACTCCAGCACCATCACCACCTCTTCCACCACCATTAGTTGGATTTGTTGGATTATTTCCAGCACAAGCACCTGCTACCATAGCACCGCCGCCACCTCCTGCTCCAGTATTACCGTTTCCTGGCGATGGGTTTGATGGACTTGCTACTGATAATCCTCCTGGATTGCCTTGAGACGGACTTGTTGGGGGAGTATTACCAACGCCAGCTGTAGCTGCAGTAGCTCCACTACTACCTCCTCCTGATCCACCATTAGAACCTGGAGTGCTATCGTAACCACCTGGACCACCACCTGCTGATGTTATTGTTGAAAAACTTGCAGGAGAACCATCTGTTCCTGCTTGTCCTGCGGGTGGACCTGCTGCACCACCTGCTCCACCAGCACCTATTACTATTGGAAAACTAGCTACTGAAGCCGTTAATCCTGCAGGTGCAGCTAAAGGTTTTCCTGGATAAGTTAATGGAGCTAAAGAAGGTGCGGCAAATCTAAATCCACCTGCACCACCACCTGCTGCTGGACTATTATTATAATTAATTCCAGGCATTGAACCACCACCTCCTACAACTATATATTCTAAAGCATTATTAGCTGGTGCAGTAGCTACTCTACAAACTGTAAAAGTTCCTGGTGATGTAAATGTATGAATCTTGTAATTTCCACAAGGAGCAGTTGAAATTGTTCCACCTGTAGCTGTAATAAAGTTTTCTCCAACAAATCCTGTTCCTTCCTCCACTGATAACCAACCTTTTGTTGCATCAGCGTAAACTAGAGTTAAACTTTCATTTTCTGTATCTCTAACAGAATCATTAGCATCACCATTCATATTAGAACCACCTCTACCAATCGTTAAATTATTTGTACCAAATGTACTTCCATAATCTTTGATAGCCACAATATCACCGACTGAAGGTGAACTTGGTAAGTTTACTGTGAATGCTCCACCAGAAGTATTACAAAAATAACCCTCTCCTGATGCAGCAGTAAATGTAGCTGTCTTAATAGTAGTTTGCCAATCAACAGTTCCTGTTCTACCAAAACCAGATTGACTAGCACCAGCGCCAAGAGTTACCGTATCACCAGATTCACCTAGTGTTAAAGTAGTTCCGCATTGTGGTGCAACTGTATTTACTTCTATTTTTGACATTATACTATTACTAAAGTCCCTGTTACTGTTATTGTACCAGGTATAGTGATAGGTCCTGCAAGAACACCGTTCTCGACAGTTTGTGTGCCATCAATCGTACCTGCTTGGTTTGGTATAAATTCGTTTGGGGCTGTTCCGCCTCCTATGTATTGGATTCCATTTACTATTGCCGTCATTATTCCTCCTATGAACTAATATCGTCGATAAATGAAGTAATGATATCTAAAGACGAAGCGGTATCGCTTTGAGCTTT